CCCTTATAGCTATTCTTTCCTGCGGTCTGAAAGGCTAGGTCAAAACAGGCTGATTGTGCCGTCTGGTGTTTAGGAAGCTGGACGGCAGGATTTGTTTTCCATATTCTCAATGTTGTCATAACGAACTCACTTTCTTATTCTGTATCTGAAAAACGTTTCTTTCCCAATGAATACTTAGCAACTAGATTCCATTCACCCTTCTCACCATAAGATATGATCTTGATACGGTTAAGAGGTGTTAATGGTTCTTGTGATTTGCTTGGTGTGACTAGAGTTACTAGTCCCCATTCTGCCAATAGATTAGCGATAGTGTTTCTTCTACCACGATCTTCTTCTGAGAAGTCTGTTGGTTTTCCATCCAACATAAACATCTCCTTGAAATGAACGAGATAGTAGTGGCCTTGCTTATGTAGAATATGACATGACTGATAGAGTGTCTTATCTTTCTTAGACGCTACACCAATACGGGTTAACGTCTCTTTCACCTTAAGGAAGGCCTGAGGGTCCGGAAGTTTAACTTCCACGAACTCGTCTAGGTTTACTGTCATTTGTGCCACCTTTGTCGATTGCTTTTCTTATTGTTTCGAGTTGGTTAGCGTCCAGTAGAACCAATGCTTCTCGGGCCTTTTCGTTAGAATAGTTATAGTATTCTTTGACGGCTTCTAAGTCATCAATGGTCTCACGCTTCTCCCACTTGCGAAAAGGCCTTTTATAGCCTCTCACTGTATTTAGCAAATACTGGTATTGCATGGATGCAGGTAAACCAGGATTCTGGTTCATTTCATTTGCTTGAAGAACGCAATCGTAGTGAAACGAGAGAGCCCGGTTCACTACGAAAGCTGGATAGTCCTTGTCGTTTTCAAGGACGTTCTTCTTTGTTTGAAGAATGGATGGAATCAAATCACGAAACACATCCATTACTTCACCTCACATTCTACCATCAATTCAGTTAGACATGCGACCAAGTTCAACTCTTGATCAGCGACGAAAGCGGACTGATACTGATACTTAGCAAGAGTAACCACAGCCATTGGCACACTCTCGGGCTTTAGATAGTTACAAAGGTTATCATAGATTGATCTAAAGATACGGCTCTGGTCAATGTCAGAGTTATTAACAACCCACTTACGCATGGTTGAAAAGTCTTTATCTTTAAGAGCCTTGATTAGATCATCAAGTTTTCTTACTGATTCAACTTGACTAAGAACACCAGCATCAATGTTTCCAGAAGTAGAATACCTTTGTAACTCGTTAAGAGTCCTACGATAGTCTGGGAAATAGCGTTGAACGATCTTACCCAATACATCTTTGTCATATGTAATGCCTTCTTCTGTTAAAATGTTTGACAGGCGTTTAAACATCTGCGCTGCCATCTTGGCCTTCTCATCACCTTTTAGTGCGAAGTCAACAACGGAACAGCGAGAGTGAAGGGCGTCAATCAGACGAGCCTTAAAGTTGCAGGTGAAAATGAAAGAACAGTTTTCAGAAAACTCCTCGATTGCACCACGCAACCCCGCCTGTGCTTCTGGTGTAAGATAGTCAGCCTCATCAAGGATGATAACCTTACGACCACCAGTCAATGAAACTGTAGAAGCATAGCCTTTGATCTTTGTGCGAAGGACATCGATACCTCTTTCATCAGAACTATTGATGAATAGAAAGTTACAACCAATCTCCTCACACATGGCTTTGGCGACTGTGGTTTTACCACAGCCTGCCGTACCAGTCAACATTAGATTAGGGATATTACCCTCTGTCACATACTCCTGAAAGACTTTCTTGAGTCGATCAGGCAAAATACAGTCCTCAATCTTGTGAGGACGGTATTTCTCAACATATAAAAATTCACTCATAAAAACTTCCCTATCACGAATCCTATTCCACCAAAAACTATAGCGCCAATAACAATCGCCGCTATAATACGTCTACCAATTTCATAGGCGATCATATCACCTAAATCACTCATAGAGCGGTCTTTTCCATTACGGTTGAATAGAACTCCTCAAAGTCGGTGTTCTCCTGAACCTCGTCCTTGAAGTTAGCCTTAAAGTAGGCACGAGACATGCGACGGAATAGCTTCTTATCGATGCCTAGCTTGTCGCATACCTCATTGGTAGTTTCTTTCTGTAGTTCACGCTCGGCACCAACACGGGTCATGGAGTCATTCATCTCCATAACTGCCTTTCGTAGTGTCTTGCGATCTTCTTCGGTAAGACCCTGAACCGAACGCTGCTGCTGGTTATGTCCAATCATACTCATTAGTTCACCTCGATAACTGCTGATGGATTAATACAGACTGCGGTTGTTACATAAACGCCGCCGGCATCTTTACATTTATTTTCGTTACTTATTGTAAGATATATGTCTGCTGCTATTGTAGCAATCCACAATACAAACACTACAAAAATAATTTTTTCCATTACTTGGTCTCCAAAGCAATGAAATACTTTAGATTGTTATTGACATTGACAAACTTGGCAAAAGCACCTGCCTGAATTTCAACGTTGTAATCATCAGGAAGGAACTTGAGGTTTTCAGTCTTGAATGTAGCAACAAAGTCCTTGCCAGCATAGTCACCAATCTTAACAGAACCATGATTTGAAGTATCGTTTGCCTTCTCGTGGATCTTGATAAGAAGTTCTCCATCCTTACCAATGACAGATAGGTTTGGAATAGAATTGACCATTGCTCTCTTGATCCAGTTCTGATAAGATGCATTGAGTAAGGTAAACTTAACATCAACATTCTTTAGAGCAAGTTCTTTTTCTGGCGGTGTGATAACGAGGTTTGGTGAACAACCAAGATAGTTGAACTTCATTTCACCGTCAAAGATGCTAACAGAATCCTTCTCAAAGGTAATCTCTGTATTCTTAACTAGTGTAATGTTAGAAAGAAACTGATTGAGGTCATAGATACCAAACTGTGAAGGAATCTCATCCTCAAGAGTTGCCTCAACAAGAATGGACTTTTCAGGAGAGATAGTCTTTTGAACTTTACCTGGATTTAGAACAACACCTGAATTGATCGAGGCAAAGTTCTTGAGAACGGATAGCGTATTGTCACTTAGAATCATAATATACTCCTTGTTATTAAACTTGATGATGAAAGATGGTACGAGGTTTTTCGAGTTGTGTCAAGGTGAATTTTACATTGTCCTTCAAGTTTTCTAATGTGCTATCATTGATCATTGTATAATCCACAGGCTGGTCATTCCATGCCGTTTCTGATATGTGCATCTTAGAAAGTTCTTCTGGTGTAGGATCTTCACCACGACGGACACGAATGATAACACCGCCGGCACTCCGAACAAAATCGATTTCGTTTGGAAAGCGCACATCGGATATAACCACATTCTCATATCCTTGTATGCGCTTTTCTAGAGCGGCAATCCAGATGTTATCTGCAATTCCGTGTCTACAGGCTTCTGTGCCAAACTTTTGTAAGATTAGCCTAGGAGTAACCTCATAACCAAACTTGTGTGACCACCAGGGATCGACACGCTCACGAAAGGTACGGGAGGCATTCGAGTCGCCTTCTAGTAACCCTCGTGGCCACACAAAGATTTGTGACACAGCATCCTTTAAAGCATCAGCAAAAGCAAACTTGGTGTATTGGTGATCTCTCACCAATATGTCACCGACTGTGCCCTTGCCGGAACCGATGTATCCGACAAGTCCTATTATCATCGTAGATTACCACTCAATGCAGCAACGGCAGGAAGATCACCTTGGAAGCCATATGTTCCAACGTGGGTTGTTTTCATCCATGGGCAGAGCCAAATCTTGATACCAATCTTTCTTGACCACTGACAGAACATATAGTCCTCTGAAAGATAACGATGTGACTCAGGATCAATAACTGTATCAAAGAAAGCATGAATGTAACGTGAACCATCAAAGTTAGCCTGACCAACATGATCTGGCTTATAGTTCAATTCTGGGTATGCTTCTTTAAACTTGTCAAACACTTCACGCTTGACCATCATATAACCTGTACCAATCTCCATAACTTCGACTGGTTCAGTTACACGGAAAGATGTGGTACCTGGAACAGGATTGAACACAAAGTCACCTGTAACCTGGTCTAGTTCATTTGGCGTAAAGCCATCACGCAACTTGATCTTGTCATTATCAACTACACTATTCTTCTGAATAGCATTGACAATGTTTGACCAGTTGATTGACTTCTTTGGATAAGGACCGCCGATGATATCTTTGTCTAATGCTAGGAGTGCTAGAACATCCTGTGGATTGAAATTGATATCAGCATCGATGAATAGTAGATGGGTGCAACCAGAACGTAGAAACTCATCAACCAAATAGTTTCTTGCACGAGTGATTAGAGACTCATTAAAGATGAATGAGAAACGACATTCAATGCCATACTGGATGCAGATTGCTTGAAGATCAAGACATGCTTTGGCATAAAGACCAAGACACTGGCCACCGTAGCAAGGTGTGGCAACAAATAACTTTTTCTTTCTCAAATCATCAGTAGAGATTTTGATTTCCATATTATTCTCCATACACGAAAAGCGCAGGAGCAAAACTGCCCCTACGCTTTTATATAGTAAAGTTTTAAGTATTAACCAGCAAAGCGATAGAAAGCGGTGCGCTTGCCATCAACGTCACGGTAGTTGGTGTAAATGTTATACATTTCACGAAGATCATAAACACGCTTTGAAACGTTCTCACGAGGAACACGAGCCATACGAGCAACTGCATCAGCAGTAATGCCAGCACCCTTGTTATAGCGGCGAAGAACGTTTTCAATCTTCTCAATCTGAGTCTTACGTGGTGTAGCCATAATATATTTTCTCCATTCAAAGTTATCGGTGTTGGTGGTCGTGAAAGGAAAGGACCCGTGTATAACCACCAACACCATTTTATTATACACGGGTATTCTTGTGTTACTTAGAAAGCTACCTCAACAGTATCTTCGGCACTCGCCTGTTCAGCCACAGGAGCCGGATCAACCGTCTCGTCCACTTTCTTGTAGAGTTCCATGAAGGCATTTTTTGTATCCACATCAAAACGGTTTAGACAAAGTTCGATAGCCTTGACCTTATTCTGGCCAAAGATGCCATATGCCTCACAAATGTGGACAAGACGGCGAGTTGAGATGATTTCAGACAAAGCACCTTCATAGAAGGACTTGCGAATAACATCAGCCCAAGTCACCAACTTATCAACAAAGTCAGTGGCTTCAATACCAGAAGAACCAAGGACATTGTTAAGGATCTTGCTTTCGATCTTAGCAGAAGGATATTCCTGTTCCATTGTAATGGAGAAACGCTCAAGAAACGCTTCATTCATAACATTGGTACCGATGAAACGACCATCATCAGAGCCTTTGCCTTTAGTGTTAGCAGTAGCAATGACATTGAAGCCAGCGGCAGGATGAACCACACGATTAGTCTTTTTAAGATAGACAGCCTTGCCTTCAAGGACAGGCTGGAGACACATCATCTTATTAGAACCAAGATCCACTTCATCAAGAAGAAGAACGGCACCACGGTTCATGGCAGTGATAACAGGACCATCCTGCCACACAGTTTCACCATTAACAAGGCGGAAGCCACCGATCAAGTCATCTTCATCAGTTTCAATTGTGATATTGACACGAACAAGTTCACGCTTTTCTTGGGCACAAACCTGCTCAATCATCATGGTCTTGCCGTTGCCAGAAAGACCAGTAATGTAAGCGGGATAAAACTTGCGAGACTTGATAATAGAACGAACATCAGCAAAGTTACCGAACGGTACATAACCAGTAGCCTTTTCAGGTACAAGAGAAAGTTCCGCATTTTGCGAAAGAACGGACGGAGCAACCATTGCCACAGTAACAGACGGCTCAACGGGAGCCAGTTTCGGAGCCTTAGCAACTGGTTTGGCAGTTGCCTTAGGGTTAGTGCCATTTTCAAACATAGCATAAACGCCACGACCAATACGGCGGGTCGTATCATTTAGCAGCCAGTTAGGACGGTCAAGATTATACTTTTCACAAATCTCAAGGACCTGCGGACGGGTGATTTCACGGATAGCACCGAACTCAAAACGCACCTTGTCAAGGAACTCGGTACGATCAATACGCTTAGCCATAATGTTTCCTTTCACTGAATCATCATTATATACGGAGTATAGCATAACCGGGTGGCTTTGTCAACCACCCGGTAAGTCATTGTTTTTATGCTGCTTTCTTAGAATGACCAGCGATCCGTTCCACAAAGTTGCGGAGAAGGACACGGTTGACAGTCTTTTTAGCGGCAAACTTGGAGAATGCCGAAGCCATCTTTTTAACGGTCATCTTTTTGGTACCGCTATTGTCGATTTCCAGATTGTTATCCGTATCTCTCATAGCCGACGTATTGATAATGTAATATTCATCATAGCCGGCACTCTTGACAGGATAGAACTTGTTATCCGTCCAGAACTTGCGGGCTTTGACAAATGCCTCTGGGTTACCGTTAGAGACATTAAAATCATTATCGATACGTTTAAAGTTGTTATACTCATACAGGAAGAAACCAACAAGGTTACAACCAGTGCTATCTTTCAGAATACGGAGCAACGTATTGGTGTTGTCACGGGTATGATACCAAAGATGAGGATACCAATCATACGTTTTGTTAGTATTGGGATCCACATAAAAGTACCGAGTGTTATGACCTTTGGTATAGTTGCGAGGTTCGGTCGAATGTTCAATACCGTTCGCACCATTGGAATCACCGTCAGTCAGCCAAACGACATTGGTGATTTCCAGTTTGTTGCGGTTAGTAAAGTCACGGACAACCTTAGGAGCAATCATGATAGCATCATTAAGAGGCGTACCACCCATACCATCAGACTGTAAGTAAATACCCATACCAGCAGCCCAAAGGAAGGACATTGCAAAGTTCATTTCTTCCGTGTTCATACGAGAAGAAAGGAAGTTGCGAAGAACCACACGGTCACCTTTGATAACATTCTGTTTACCGATATAGCTAAAAGGATTGTCACCACCACAATCTTTGAAGCCATACACCTCGAAAGGCACTCCGATTTGTTTGCAGAACAAGCAAAGGGAGAACAACTGTTTCATCGTTTCTTTAAGGCTGTAATGCATTGAACCAGACCAGTCAATGAACATCACAAAGCCGTGGTTCTTACCTTTCGGGATAACCGACAAACGGCGGAAGATATCGTCATTATACTTGTAAGAATGTAGTTTATTGGTATCGATAACACCAGTTTTAGCCACATTGATACGAGCATAAAGTTCGGCAGCCTTGCGCTGTTCAAACTCCTTGACCATGAAGGAGATGGAATCTTTTTCTTTCGTTTTCCAAGTCATCATATCCGCACGAGCAATCGTGTAATACTCTTGAGTAAGGCCACGACCATAAGCATCACGGCGAAGGCCAGCAAGTTCTTCACGCCAATCTTTAAGGACGACCTTGAAGTCATTAAGGGCTTTGTCCCAATTGACAGTCGGCATTGTTACATAAACGAAAGTGGAGTTTTCGTTCTTAACAATCTCTTCCGACTTACGCTGCCAGTTATCGTCCGTTTCAGAACGAGGTGCGTTGATCGGACGGTCGGCAGGACCAGCACCTTTGCCAGCATGAGCCGAACCATTGATATCACCTTCGCCAGGATTTAGACCTTGGCTTTCACCATATTCGTCACCATCACCTTCATCGTCATATTCATCACCGTCAAAATCACCATCAATGTCAGCATCATCTTCTCCTGCGGTTAAGGTAAGAGCCATTTCATTTTGTTCTTCAAGTTTCTTCTTACAGTAGGTATAGATTTCTTCTGTAATAGAAACAACCTCTGCCCAAGTTTCAGCAAGTTCAACCTTGCGAAGCATAACCTTTTCTTCGGTAGAGAAAGTCAAGTTCATATGAACGTTACCACCCTTGAAATACATATTCAAGCGGTCAATAAAGTTCATAGTATTGATATCACGTTTAGCCGTGCCGAAGAAGTCACGTTCGGCAAGTTCCTTGTAACCAATAAGATAGTTACGACGGCAGCCAGGATAACGGCGCTTTTGACGCTTATCGATACGGGCATCCTCAATAACATTCAAGAAGCCTTGAACGGTACGACGGAGAGCATCGGTAACTTTTTCACCAGGGAAAACTTTAGCGGCAATATCGTCAGCCGTTTGCTTATATACTTCCGCTTCGGGAGTATCAAGGGCATGACCAGTCTCATGAACCAGAAGCAAATCTTCCAGGTCATTAGAGATACCCTGCCACACGGGAAGCATAAGGACACGGTTCTTAAGATCAAACGCAGCCGTCTTTAGAGACGGGTTACGCTGGATGGTAATGTTTTCAGTGGCGAGAAGTTTTGCCAGGAGAGACTTGTCAGACATATGAATCCTTTCACGATTTTCATAAGTATAGCAAATCCGGACCGTTTTGTCAAGTCCGTTTAGGATCAATCACTTACAGGTAGTTTACTCAAGATCCACGCTACGGAATAGATCACAATGTAAACACCAGCCACTAAAAGGAATATTTCCGCAATGGACTCGTGGTGCTTTAACGTATCAAAGTCAAAGTATGTCGGAGTATATTTCATGCCTTTTTCACCCTCTTGTTAAACTTGGCACCTGCGATATGTGCGATATGTTCATCAATGTTTTTCAATCGTAAATATTTGCAAAGGGTATCAACCACAACCGAATCTCTTTCAGCTTTTGTGATATACTTTACATAGACAGGATCACCATGACGAATGAATCCAGTGCGTCTAACTTTCTTTGCAGCAGAATGACCTTCATCTTCTCTGGACTTATCAGCAAGTTCTTTCTCAAATCTATACACTCTATATCGGATGTTACCTTCACCAGCATACATACATTCATACTGGTTAAAGTCACCTTTATGATAGATAAGATAAAGACCTGGTGTATCAGGAAGTTCTGTCATTGGAATATCAAGTGTTACACCAGTTTCAGTAGTATCACTAATAACCTCTACAAACTCCTTTTTATCGAGACAATCAAAGATTTTTTCAGCAACATCATGTTCCGTTAACACCACATTACCACTTGTCAAATCATAGTGTGCCATTTTATCTTCCAACTTGAGATAGATATTTGTCTTTCGTTTCTTCCCAATCCATATAGATTAGGTCATCATAGAAAAGAGTTTCGGTAGAGAAGGATCCTCGTTCATTCAAGGAACGAATCCGTCTTGCTACATACTTTTCCTTCCACAGATTTACCAGATAATCATAGCTGGTATCGAAAGACTTGTCAAGTTTATCTTCGGTGATTTCCTTACGAAGAAACTCATTGGTGTTGTTATACAAAGGACTGAAATAGATACCACGAGCATGTTCGGAACGAATAAGGTCCTTTGGAATGTCCAGTGTAGAATAGATGAAAGTATAGGAACGGTTCTTATGATCACGCTTGTAAGGCATGCCATCAAGGTTCTTGGCAATGTACCATTCAAAATACTTTCTTGTATGGTTCTTCTTCAACCAATCAAGCATTAACTTTACAGTTGGCTTTCTTGTTTCATAGGACACGGAACCGCTGGTGTAACCCATCTTCTTCCAATGTTTCAGATTATCATACTGTGAAAGGCCGCCAGCTTTCTTCTGTCCATATAGAGAAGTGGTAGTAACACCAACAAGGGTATCACCATACTGCCTTTTCCAATCTTCCTGTACCTTATCAGTAAGACACATCAATGCCAGTAGTTTACCACCAACATAGTTAAAGCCAAGCGGCTGTAATGGAACGATAGTAGAACCAATGGCTGTGTGGTTGATCATGCCTTGATTGGTCTTAACGTCACGATCCCAGCCAATATACTTGTCACGAGGAGTTAGATCGAGGAAGTCAGAGGAAATACAGATAACACCCAGGTACTTACCTGAAACCGAATCAGCCACAATGTAAGATAGATTACGTCCGATGTTGGAGTTATTCTTCATTGTAGAAGTGAAGTCACGAATGGTGTTCCATACACTCTGCTGATTGTCCTCAGGTGCATAGATCAACTCTGGCTTTAGCTTTAGATAATCGTCAGGCTGTTCTGGAATCCAGATGTTATCTTTGATACGGAAGATTTCAACATCTTGATAGCCATCAATAAGCACCTGTTCCTGATACATGGCGTTGTATTCAGTAGGATACTTGATATGAATTTCAAGCCACTTTTGATAAAGTGTATATTCTTCTACCGTCATCTTGGACACATTGGTAAGGTCCTCGATGACAGCAGCTTTTAGTTCGGCATCAGAAAGTGCATCTGGTGCCACAAATGTTTCTTTAAACTGATCCCACTGGCGTTCAACGGATTCAAGTTCTTCATTGCTCTTTGCCACTCATATCTCCATTATGTATTAGTTCAAATGCATCATCAGGGAATGTTTTGTTGTAAGGCATACCTTTCAACGTCACAACACCGGCATCAGCTATCATCTTCTCTATAATATATATCTCGTCTGTAAGAAGGTCACGACTGACATAAGGAAAGCCTGGTTTCAGTCTTACAACATCACCAGACTTGAATGTTTCGAAGTTCTTTCTTATTTCCATCGTTGCGTGATTTCTTTTACTCGTTCCTGCATAAACTGTTCTAGAATTTCACGGACGTTATCATACTTTGGGTTCTTGATATGATATAGTTCCTGTGTGTAAGCGAACTTGATAATCTGTTCATGTGAATAGTTATGTGTAATGTGAGGATCAATTTTTTCCATACTGCTTACTCCAAATGAAGTTGTTGGCATTAACAATGAAACGAGCCACACAATTCATAAACGAGGAGTTCCAAAACCAGTGATTGTACCTCATAGAATGTATCCTTTCGAGATTAGACCGACAATATAGATTACACTGATCACCGCTTGAATGGTCATTAGAGACCACTTGCGCCACATATAACCGACAACAAACCAACCAACGTTACCTACAAACTGGAACATGATGTTGGTTGGGTAGATATTCCATGCTGTTAGAACGGCGCCGATGATAACCAGTGCTGTTGATAGCCATTCAAGGACAAACTCATAACTAAATTTCATCTAACTTCTTTCCTTCCATACCAACGACAAGTTCCAATCCGATAACATACTTATCACTGTCACTGTTGTTTGGTGTAGTCCAGTGATCTAAGGAAGATTGGAATATCACAATGTCACCTTCATTCATACTGACATTATACTCGCCATAGTTCGGAATGTCAATAACTAATTCACCAGCGTTCCTTTGTGTCTTTAGGTAAAAGAGAGCGCCGATGATTAAGGTCTTATGCCTATTCAGGTCGTTATGATTATGTCTTGCTACGAATGTTCCAGGTGGGTATCTGTTAGCCCACATACCTGCTATTGGAGCATCCTGTTCCTGTATAGAGATACTTTCAAGGTAATCTCTAACATTCTGTTTAAGGAACGGTATAAAGTCTTTAAACTCTTTCCATTCATATAACTTTCTACCATCACCGTCTTTGTTATGAAACGAGCAACTACCATTAGCAATGAAGCCAGGAAAGTTATTTGGCTGACTTGTTATGACTTTGATCTTGTCTATTACAGTTTCATATAACTCATTGGTAGGATAACTTGTCTTAAGTATTTTGGTTGTGCCTATTTCAAGTATCATCTTAGAACAAGCCAAAATCTTCTATAGTGGTTCATGTCCATTGGATTTGTGTGTCTTATTGGAATCCAGTTTTCATTCCAACTATAGAAGTGGTTGTTTTTGATATCGGGCTGCAACCATTGTCCGACAGAATCAAGTTCTGCCGTATCATAACGAATGAACTTACAACCAAGATCGGTAAGATGACCTTCTATTAACTCTTGCGTTAAGTTAGGACTCTTACACTTATAGGTGCCGTATATCGGATGATCTGTTACTTTTGATGGAGATACCATTGTTTCAAGTATCATGGTATTGGTGTGATTGAGGGCACATTCCAAGTCCTGTTTCCAGTTTTCGATATGATACAGGACACCAAGGTGTAGAACCAAATCAAACTTTTTGCCCATTTCATATGGCTTGTTTTGGTCGATAAGTTGGGTCTTTGGCATAAAAGCAAACTCGTTTAACTTATCACCAATACTATTCAAGTGTTCATAACGAGCATCGGAAAAAGTAACATCGGCACCAAGTTTCAATAACTCAATACCGATATCACCGTGTGCCGCACCTAACTCAAGAACAGTTTTATCATTGAACCAGCTTGCACCAAAGATATCAACAATTCTATTGACTCTCTTGTTGGTCCATTCTTGATAGAAAAGGAAGTTCATTACCAACCCATTTGTGATAGTCCCTGCCATAGGCTATCAACGTTATATGACTGGTAACCATACTGTGTGTTATAAACGTAGGTGATCATTCACTTTTCTCCTCAAAGATATCATCAAGATTAACATCTAATGCCTTAGCAATTCGTCTAAGAACTTTAACATTCTCTTCCTTCTCGCACTTATGCTGATTGGTAAGATCGTCATATGCCTTAGCGGCTTTAAGCAATTCCTTAAGTTCCATCATTTCCTTACGGAGCTGTTCGAACTCGGCTCTTGAAACTGGATTGTAATTCAATCCACCTGTTGGAAAACCTACACCAGGAGTACCAGGAATACTAGGAATACCGTTATACTTCCACTGGTCATTCTTTTGCCAGTAATCTGTAACCATAGAGACTGCACACATACTATTCATCCTTTGTCATGATACTAAAGTTCTTTACTTTTTGAAACTGTAGTGTTCTTTGAAACTTATCGACCATTGTATCCTTGTGAGAGATAACAAAGACATTGGTGCCTTCATGACCAAGATCCCACATGATACGAATGAACTCATCAATACCAGATGTGTCCATAGCACGATCTAAGATTTCATCGAACACAAGTATATTAACATTCACACTATTCTTGAGTTTGGCAATCTGTCTCCATGTCAGAAGAATAGCCAAGTCAATTCTTAACTTCTCTCCTTCGGAGAAGTTGTGATATGAGAACTCGTCTCTGTATCTTGACTTGATGGATTCTTCAAAGGATTCGTTAATATTGAAGTTGACAAAGAAACCCAGTTTTGCCAAGTATTTGTTGATGTGCTTGTTGATGATAGGAAGATATTGTTTAATAATCTTCGTCTTGATTCCTCCGTCTTTGAGCAACGTGGTGGCAAGATCAATGTATTGTCTTTCATCTAGAAGGGTCTCCTTCTCCGTTTGGAGGGCGGAAATATCATGTTGAACTGTTTCGAGTTGTCGTTCTGACTCTTGGGTGGTTTTATCTGAGCCCATGAAGGATTCAATCTGCTCAACAACTTGACGCAGATTATTAGCAGTATTGTTATAGGAAGACTTAGCAGATGAAAGACCCATTTTAAGTTCGTTGATCTTTGTGAGAACTTCATCAATTTTCTCTATGTCTGATAGAACCAAGTCTATCTGGTCGGTAACTTTATTTAGTCCGTCCTCAATCTCTGTAATCTTTTTAGTGTTAGCTGAAACCGTCTCACTCTTGAATGATTCTCCAATAGTTTGCCGGCAAGTAGGACAAGTATCATTCTCCTCAAAGAACGAATTATCTTTGCGTAAACGTTCAACATTGTTCTCCATTTTGGCCTTGAAGCCAATGAGTTTGGAATGCTTTGACTTTAGTGATGTAAGGTCCAAATCCTCTTCCATTGCCTTCTCAAGCAATGCTTTATGATTACCAACTCCGACCTCGGCAGCTTTAAGGTCAAGTTCTAAGTTCTCTTTCTTTGCTTCAAGTTCTTTTAACTTCTCCTCACTGTTAGCACGTAAGGATTCTAATGTCTGTTCAATGTAAGTCTTATTCTCTTCCTTGCTTGTCAATACAATACGGTTCTTCTCCAAACCTTCTTTGTTCAATTGAAGTCGGTTCTTGGCTACCGTTGACATAGCAGAAAAGATTTGAATGTCCAGCAACTCCTCGATAACGGCACGACGGTCGTTAGGTGATAACTGCATGAACGGAGTGAATGAGGCCGAACCAAGAATAACAATCTGTGTAAAGGACTTATAGTTCATCTTTAGAATGAACTTTTCAAGGTGATCTTGATAGTCTTTAACAGATGCATCTTGATTGACCATGGTGCCTTCACAGTAGATTTCAAACACATTAGGCTTGACACCACGAATGACTTTATACTTCTTATTGTTTATGGTAAACTCAATCTCTACCATACAATTCTTATTGTTGATAGAGTTGACCACATTACCCTTGCTCACCTTACGAAACGGCTTGCCAAACAAAGCAAAAGTCAATGCGTCGAGGAAGGTTGACTTCCCCGACCCATTGTGTCCCATAATAAGGGTATTCTTGTGTGTATCTAAAGAGATTTCTGTCCACTGATTACCGGCGGACAGAAAGTTCTTCCACTTGACATAATGAAAAGTTAGCATGTATTACCGTTAGTGTTTAGTTACTTTACCCAATAGTTCTTTGGCTTTTCTTTTACCAAAAAGTCCTATGGCGATTTCTTCACCAATCAATCCTTCTTTGACCTTTTCTTCAAGAATTTTGAACTTATCCGCAAAACTCAATCTTTCTATACACATCTTCTTTCTTTCATCAAAAGACAAGTGTTTAGTGCCTTCTTCCATACCCAGTTTTTCTATACTTTCCATTAGCTTATCTTCTTCGGTCATATCAATAGTCCCTCGTTGGAATCTTACCTTCTAAAAGATCCTTGATTTCATCACCTGATAGAGTTTCATAGTCTATCAGACCTTGTGCTAGTGTGTCAAGGTCTCTTTTGTTCTTTGTGAGGATTTTCTTTGCAGTATTATATCCTTCCTCAACCAAACGTAGGATTTCACCATCAACAACCTTCTGTGTTGACTCGGCAATCTTAGGAGCATGGAACATATCAGCATTAGGAGTTGCATATGCCATTCTTCCCAGAACGTCAGAGAAACCATATTCGGTAACCATAGCACGAGCCAACTGTGTAGCCTGCTGGATATCACCAGATGCACCAGATGATACCTTGTTTGTTCCAAAGATCATTTCTTCTGCTACACGACCACCCATAGCCATAGCAAGCTGGGCAATCATTTCTTCATAGTGCATGGAGATTTTATCTCGTTCTGGTAGAGACTGAACCATGCCTAGCGCACGACCACGTGGAATGATTGTTGCCTTATGAATAGGTGTAGAACCTGGCATGTTAAGAGAAACGAGAGCATGACCAGCTTCATGATAGGCAGTCATTCTCTTTTCTTCGTCAGTCATCATCAATGAACGGCGCTCTGGTCCCATTAGGATCTTATCACGAGCATCCTCAAACTCAATCTTAGTAACAATACGCTTTGAACGTCTTGCTGCCAATAGAGCGGCTTCATTAACAAGATTAGCAAGATCGGCACCAGAGAAGCCTGGTGTTCCCTTTGCTACAGTCTTTAGATCGACATCAGGACCAATTGGCACCTTGCGAGTATGAACTTTCAAAATCTTTTCACGACCAACAAAGTCTGGATTAGGAACCTGAATCTGTCTATCAAAACGACCTGGACGCAATAGAGCCTTATCTAGAACGTCAGCACGGTTTGTTGCTGCTACGATAATGATGCCTTCGTTTGTTTCAAAGCCATCCATTTCAACTAGCATAGCGTTTAGTGTCTGGTCTCTTTCATCATTACCAGAGATACCATTTGCTCTTGAACGACCAACGGCATCGATTTCGTCAATGAAGATAATGCATGGTGCGTTCTTCTTTGCCTGTTCAAACATATCTCGAACACGGCTGGCACCAACACCAACAAACATTTCAACGAAGTCTGAACCTGAAATGCTAAAGAATGGAACACCTGCTTCACCTGCAACGGCACGAGCAAGCAATGTCTTACCAGTACCAGGAGGACCAACGAGTAGAACACCCTTTGGAATCTTACCACCTAGTCTTTCAAACTTATGAGGATCTTGTAGAAACTCTACAACTTCCTGCAAATCTTCTTTAGCATGATCTACACCAGCAACATCATCAAATGTTATCTTAGTGCTATTTTCTGTAAGAAGTTTTGCCTTTGACTTACCTAGACCCATAACACCACCAGCACCACCGCCTGCACGGCGTGATAGCATAAGCCATAGACCAAAGAATAGGAAAACAGGAAGAAGATTGATAAACAGACTTAGCCAAAAGCCATTCTGTCCTTCTTCTCTAACTGTAATGTTTACTTTGTGGGCTTCAAGTCTTGGTAGTAGACTTCCGACACCAGTAACAGTCGTCGTAAACGTTCTGTTATCCATGTAGTGACCATGAACATCAGAACCAATAATAGTAACATCATGAACTCTGCCTGCATCAACCTGAGCAATAAAGTCAGAGTAACCGATTTCACTCACGGCATTTTTCTTTGGTTCACTCCAAATCATTCCTACCAAACCAATGGCAACGAGAATGAACAGCAACCAAGGCGCATGTTTTTTAATCATATCAAACCTCTCTATACAGTTTCAACTTGTAGGGCCTCATTATATATATCTATCATAAATTCTTTCATTCTGTCAGAGTCAACAGGCAACGTGAGTCCTGTAACATACTTTCTTAGGATAGTTGCTGTATCTTCTGCCTCGTCTACCTCCAAATCTTCTTCACTTTCGATAAGAACGGAAGCATCCTCTACAATTTGAATGTCAAGAGGACCTGCCTTATACATGGAGTCAAACAACAAATCAAACGCATAAGGATTAGACTTGTTGACGACAACCAACTTGATGTAACAATCTTTGAACTTACTAAAGTCCGTTTTCTGTATTCTTTCTACAATATTAGGATCAGCAACATCATCATACTTAACAATCCTAAACATACGATAAGGACTTTGAATGAACTCTA